ATGTTGTAGAAGCGATTGTATCGTTCTAAGATACGCTCAGCACGTTCAATACGTGCCAGTTTCTTGAATGCTTCATCATACTTATCCATAGCATCTTTGGCGATTTGAAGCACTCTATCTTCTTTCTCTTTACGTGCTGCTTCTTCGATCTCTTTATCGAGTTCTATAGCACGTTCAATATTTTCTTGAACTTCACGTTCACGACGTTCTGCTTCTTCAAACATGTCATCAGGGTAAGTCATTGAAACTCTCCTGAAATACTTTCCATCCTTCATCCAGTTGTTTCTCTGCCCATCCCCATTGACCATGCTCCATACCATCAATCTGAGCACATTCAATCTCATCTTTAATGAGATTACGAAGCATTGTAATTTGTTCGTTAGTCATCGATAGTCACCTGATTTGTAACGACGATACTTTGCTAAATTACGTGGATCAAAGTCCAAAACATCAAAGCGAAGTTCAAATCGTCTCCATCTAAAACAGAATCCAATGTCACGAGGACCAATACCAATGATTAGATATGGATACCATTCAAGAGGAGCAAAATCATCCCATTGAATTACCATATCAATGAGAGCAAACTTGGTAGAGATTGGAAGCAGTTGGAAATACCACTCGTGCCCAAAGTCTTCGTAGTAGCAATAATCAAAGAGTTTCACTTACAACCTCATTCCATGCTTTCTTGAAGTTACGATCCCAGTTGTCAGTATACACTGGCATGAAAGCATTCAGTGCATGTGCAATATCATGGGCAGCATCCATACGGTTGTTGTCCATTGCTTCAGTCAGTTCTTCTAACATAAAACTGATTGTGGTAATGTTGGAGAATGACTCTTCCAACTTGTTCATTACATCCCAATTCTTACTAATCATCATGCTACTCCGTTTGCACTATCGATTTTGAGTCGCTCGTATGCATCAACCATTTCATTCAGTTGATCATCACTATAAATGGCAAAGCGTTGGAAGCGACGATAGAGTTGCCAGTAACTTTTCTCCCACTGATGTTCACGCTCTTCATCAGTCATTTGCTCCCAGTCACCTTTGATCTTGGGTTCACTTACAACATGTTCTTTGTATTGTTTATTCAGTTTTGCCCATTCTTCATCGCGTTGTTTGAACTCCTGGTATTTCTTCTCCAGGTCCTCATCCATGGTCAGTTCATACTCTTTACAGACCTTGCGTTGCTCTTCTTCATTGGTCCAATCATTGAAGACCAACGACATAGCACCAGAACGGATAGAACTGGGACACATACCCACACATAGCATGAACTTCTCAAATAACTTGAAATACTGCTTGGCATTGAGATCAGCAGCAGGTGCAGTGATCAGGAAATGCTCTTCAGGGAGAAAGTCATCATCACCAATGGTAGAACCAAACCCACCACTATAGGAGTGAGTGTAGGTAGAATCAAACTTGAATTCAACAGTTGCTTCGTAGGTCATGTCCATGCTCTCATGAATAGGTCAAGGGTGAAGAAATCATCAGTCTGTGTCTCTTCTACCAGTTCATCATAGGATAGATCCTTGATGCTGTCAAGGTATTCTTCTGGTGTGGGGTCTGTATCTGGGTCAAAATCATCATGGCATAACCATTCATACTCTTTGACCAGAGCATCAATTATTTGTTCTTTTTGATACCCCATGTCATTTCAAGTGTAATAGTGAGTAGAATAATAAATGCAAAGATGAACACCGTGCTCATTTAATGAAACCCTCCTCCTCCAACCATTTGCGGGTGAGAGGGGTTGGTTCATAGACTTCCCACATGTTACCCTTAGCACACGCTTCAAGCGCCTTCTGGGTCATTCCAGCGGTCTTTCCTGCCCATGTTGCCTCTGCCTCCCATGGCACTGCCTCAGCAGGATAGGAACGCTCTGCCAGGGTGCGCCAGAGCATAGGCACGTCCTCTTCAGGATGAATGATAGCAATCAAACTATTCTTGATGCTACCTGCCATACAATCTTGTGCAGCGTGCCATCCTTCATGACGCATTACACTCATCAGCACACCAGGATTGTCCATGTATGATCTGTTGAGGAAGAAGTTATTACTGACTGTGTGGTAGACTCCACGATGCCCTGGTGGGAAATACTTATCATCAGCAAGAAATACTTTGGTGCCAATCTGATTGAGTGACGAGAGCATGAGATTAAACTCTTGTGCCACTGGTGTAAATGCTTCCACGTTCTCGTAGTTAGAACTAACGTCTAACATAGTGAACACTTCATCAACTCCATCCTTACACTCACGCAGGATCATACAACCCATAGCATCGTAGGAATAGAATCCTTTCGTAATTTTATCCTCGTTAGCAAGGGCAACGCTTGCCATCCCAATAGATGCTGTTGCGAGGAGTGCAGGAAGAAGGTGTTTCATTGTGATAGTTTGTTGATAGCAGACTGCAAGCGTTGCTCTAACTCAACATCACTGATATTGTGGCGAAATGCTAATGCTTGTGTATCGTGACGAGAGTGACCCCACATGCAGTCAATGAGGAATTGTAACTCTGGTGCTGTGAGTTTGACAGATGTTCTATCAGAACTCTTCGAGAAGATCTTCAGGAAGGACTTCATAGATTTGATTGCTCGGCATAAAATAATCTGCTTCGTAAAGAATGCGAGTGCGCTCTTCTTCACTCAGTTCAGCAGGGTCGATGATCACGTCGTTCATTGTGTGTTACTTGTATAGTATAGGGCAAATGATCGGAAAAAATCCGATTATGTGACAGTTTCTCAACTGTCCCCAAAAATGGGAACGATGTCAGTCTTCACATGTAGAGTCTTGTTAATGTGTTGCTCCCACAAGCTGGCGTCTTCCAAGTTGTAGAAAATTGCTTCTTGGCGCGATTGCTTGCTCTTTTTCTGCTTCTGGTAGACCACAGCGTATTTCATTCCAATATTCACGGTAAACAACAAGATTTGCTTGGTATCGACCCCAACGTTGTGTGGGATCTGGACGATCAACGAAACAGATAGTAAGGTATCTGTCGCTGATGAATGAGATATAACCTATCGTTGTGCGATAGGTGACAGGTTGAAGTAGTTCAAACGTCATACTCTTTGTTCTCCATATCACTGATCTCCTGACGGAGTTCTTTGATGTATGTGGAGAGTGATTCTACCTTCTTTTCGAGGTGGATGTTGCGATCTTGTAACTCTTTTACAAGATCTTTAACTTCTTGTGTAAGTGCGTCAGCGGCGTCTTGTGAGTGTGCCATAGTGAAACTCAGTTTAGAGTGCTACCTTATCTATATTATCGAAAGATTCTTTAATCTCGTTTACTTGCTTTTGCATACTATTTTCGGTCATGTCAATTAGTGGAATGCCACCATTTCCAAACCCATAACCACGTTTCATATCACGTCGCAGTCTCATTAGATCACGAATGCGACGCTTCATACGAATGATCTCATCTGTGTTGTAGAGATAATCTTTCTCCAATGCTTGTCTAAGCATTTTGATTTCTTTTGTTGGTGTCCAACTCATTTCCAGTCTCCTGAATTGTAACGATAAATGTATTTCTTTGGACCAGCAAAGTTTGCTTGGTTGTCAAAGAAATAGTCTGCATAAGGACCATATGTTCTCACATAATGTAGGAACATTTGAGTATAATACTCTCCTTGGTAAGGTGTTCGCCAGTGTGCCGCAACACACCCCAAGTATAGCATAGCATCGCCTGGTTGCAACAATACTGAAACACGTTCTTCTTCTGGTGTCTCAATCCAGATGTCCCAGTCCTGATCGCCACCCAGATGTAGAGTGATGCTAACATCACATGCAGGGCGATCTCTATGCTTAGTCAATTCACCCAGATGCTTATATGTTCTGGCATAACCATATGTGGGGAGCAATGATTCACCACATAATTCAGATACACGTTGTGTATTATGTGTACACATCTCAATAGCAGGTAGATACTGATACTGAGACCATGAGTTAGCAGATGCTAAATCACCTGATAGGCAATAGTATTTTGCAAACTTAAGAAACTCATCGTTCAATGATTGTGCTTTGTCTGCATCGATGAAGTTTCTTACAATTTGATAGTTGCATGTGCTAATCTGTTTATTCATCAGTAACGGTCGGGGATACTTTCAGTAAGAAATTCAAGACTGACATCACGATTGCCCATCACAAGAGATTTAAGTGCAGTTGCTTTACTCAGAAACTTCTTGTGATAGTCAATCCAACCATCAATCTCTGCTAACATCTCCTCATAACATTGTCGAGCATCTGTGCTCTCACATGTCAGATAATCTCCAATTGTATCAGCAAGACGATCACGTCGTTGGTTGTAATACTCTTTCTCCCAATCTTTTGTAAAGTCAGGGCGTCCTTCAATAGTCATTAGTTAAACTCTTCGTTACGTCGTTGGTCAAGGTAAGCAATGATCTCACCACGCCATTCCATCAACTCATGGTAACATTGCTGCTCATGAGCATCCTGGCGCAGTTCATGATCTGGTTTCAGGACACTTTCGTAGAAAATGTGAAATGCATCTTTACGTTTCTCATGTTTGGTAGTGTCCCACATGGTGGTGTAGTCGTAGTTCACAAGTATTTTAGACTGAACTGTGTCTAAATGGACATAAGTTCATAATTTCTTTAGGATTAGGCAACCACGCTGGTTGCAGGCATACCGTCAACAAACACAGTGTTGACAATCTTCTGGAGTCGCTTGATAGTGGGAGCACCATAGTTCTTGAACACAGGCACAGTCACATAACCAGTGGACTTGCGATACATGCTAACATTACCAGCGGTGAGTTTGCCAGCAGCAATGTCAGCAGCATCATCACGGTTCATACGAATGACGCGACCGATAGTCTGTGCCATCTCGATGATGTCAAGTTGGCGCAGCATGATAGTGTGAGTCAAACCGTGAACGTTGATACCTTCAGACAGAATGCTGTAGTGGAAGATGATGAACTTCTTGTTAGGGTCTTTACCCCATGCATCGAAGATGTCAAAGAACTGTTCACGGTTGACTTTAGTTTGGTTGACATAAGCACCATACTTGCTGGTGATGTGCATCACATCGTAACCACGCTTCTGCAGTTCAAACATAATATCTGTCTTGAACAGCAGAGCACCCATCACCTTGCTCGCAGGGGACGCTACAAGGACCTTAGAGGCGCTTGCAGCATCGAGCGAGTCTACCACACCCAGAAGCATGTCACGGTCGTTCACAGCGGCAGCAGCACCCTTCTGACGCTCAAAGTCAACCTCATAAGGGATGACAGTGGGAGGAAGGATGCTGCCACCCTTGATCAGTTCAGGTGCAGGCACGTTGCAGAGAACTTTACCATAGATCTCACCGTTGTTCATGCCACGGTTAGACTTACGAGTGTGCTTAGGAGTTGCAGTGAAGAAGTAGGATGCTTTGCTGCTGAGAGAAGCAGCAGCAACACCGACAAAGTGATGACGCTGAACTGCATTGTGCGCTTCATCAAAGTAACAAGCATCAAGGTTGATACCAGCATCGATGATACGGGGGAGAGAATGATAGGTAGTGAAGATGATCACATGCTCACCTACATGGTGACACATGCGAACAAAGAGATTGATACGGTCAGACTTGGTAGTGCTAAAGTGTGTAGTCTCACCGCTGTGAACGTGAAGAACATTGGCATTGTCAATGTGCTCAAGATACTCGGAAGAGAGTTGCGTAGCAAGCATGATACGAGGCGCAACAACCACAATAGTCTGCGGAGACTCTGCGGATGCATAGCGCCGCATGACATCTTTGATGGCAATAAGAGTCTTGCCACCACCAGTAGGCACCAGGATCTGACCCTTGTCAGCAGTCAGCATAGCATCGAGAGCACGCTGCTGGTGGGGGCGGAGTTGCATAATGTGGGTCTGTCGCGTTGATGCATATAGTATAGGGCATCAAGCGGCGCTGGTCAAGACTGTGTGCCAGTTCACTGACTGGCAGGGAGGAACTCGCTAATTGCTATGTTGAATGAGATAGAAATACGATCAGAAGATGAGTTATTGATGTCCACTCTATGTGCTAATGAAGAAGAGAAGAATGCTCCTGTATTTCTTATAGGATATACACTGTAACTTAGTGACTGTCTTGGACAAACATCGGTATAGTTTAGTACAAGATTAGATGTATTCATTGGGTTGTATAGTAATAACTCTCCTGCTTCAGGTGCTCCCTGCAAGTAGAAAATACCACTGAATTGGCATCCACTGTGTTGATGTAATCTATTGAATCCACCAGGCGGTGTTACATTAGGCCAGATATTGTTGATTGCCCAATAATATTTCTTGGTGGGACCATGAGCACGAAGATATTCTTCAAATTGATCATAAATGAAGTCCATTATGAACTTAAGTTCAGGATCATTGATATGATCTCCCATGTTATGGTTCTGATAACCATTTACCATAGAACGACTATCACTGTCTGGATACTTACGCATTATTCCATAAATGTAGTCAATCAATCGATCAATTTGTAAGTCTGTTTCTTCTGTTCCTTTGAACTTACCTATTAATTCAACAAATGTTAAGATCTCCATACTTTAAAGTCTCTCACTTCAACTTTGTATAACCAAACATCATCTAATGTTCCATCCATATTGTAGATAAGTTCAATGTTAATCTCTTGCTCTGGGTGATCAATCAACCCAGTGACATACTGAACATCCTGATCACTGAATACTTCCCATGCATCACGAATTTTATCAATATAATATCCAACAGTAAGTCTCTTATCAACTTTAACCTTTACAGGTTTAAACTTAGAGTAATCTAATACTCTTTCCTCACCACGCACATCTGCTGGCATTTTATACTGGAAAGTATTGTAGTTCTTTCTTGGTCTCAATACAATCTTGTCATCTAATAGATCAAAATCATATGAAGTTGTCTCATCCTCATCCATTAAGTTAATCAAATTTCTCAGTGGTGTATCAACTAAGAACGTATCTGATATTTTAGTTGGGTTTACAGAGAGACCTGCATAGTTTCCATCTACGTCATAATAAATCTGATCAATAAGAATATCACTGGGAGATGACATGTTGAACATGCCATTGATTCTTTCAAATGTATTTGCTGGCAATCCTATCTCAAGTTCTGCTCTTTCTTTCTCAAGATAGTTTTCAAGATAAACATATGCAATGTCTGTAGTGATTCCTGATCTAATTACTTCACCATCATTATGCCAAGCATATACAAATCTTTCTGCTGTCTGAGGAACAAGGAGTTGCTCCATGACAAAATTAAAAGATAATGCTTTTCCTAATCTATTCTTAAGTGAGGTAGGAAATACTTCTGGATAATCAGAATCTACAATGCATGTGCAATATGCCCACATTGCACTGAAAGAAGAAATTTGTTCTCTCCTGTTCAGACTATAAACTTTAGATTCGTAGTATTCTGGAGAAAACATCATTCGTTATCTGCTAATTTTTGTCCTTGAGCATTATACACTGCATAGAAAATGTAATGTGCTTGCTCAACAGTTGATGATTGACTTGCTGGGAACATGTCTTCACAAAATTCCATTGTTTCTGCTACATTATCGACTTCAAGAAATACAAATTCTGATTGTGTCAATGCAGTATAAACATCAAGAGGTAATCTGCTTCTATAAAGAGACATAGATGCATTAATAGCATCAACATCACTGGTGTTGTTCCAACCCCATGATCTTAAATAGACGATGCCTTTTTGTTTTGAGATAGCATACTTCCCAATAAGATCTTCAAAGTAGTATGCTTCGTAGTTAGTATTGAGCTCCATTTAATTTCCAAGCAATTGTTAGTCTAAGTCCAGCAAATGTTCTTGATACCTCTTCGGCATAATGTTCAACTTTACCAGGAAAATAAACTGCTTTATTTTTACCTGGGATCACATAATAATATGTGTCGTCATCATTTTTGAAGCAAGTCTTGCCTCCCCAAAGAGGATTCCACGTCGGATTTGCATAATATAAAAAAGTTCTGCCGTCATCGTCATAGGAATCAACGTGTGGCATCCCTTTATCACCAAATACATGTCCATTTGCGTAAACATGTTCCAATTTCAAACCAGGATCATCAACTAAATCCCTGATGATATTTAGTAGATAATCAGTAAAGAACTTATCGTTATCCAATTCCATAATCCAAAATGGTATCCCACTACCATCTTCGCGAGATCCATGACCGTATCTCCACTGTGCTCTACTTAAATATCTTTGAATTTCCTCACAATCATATTGTGGAAAAACATCATGATAAATTTCCATATGCTCTCAACATATTATTTCTTACTTGCTCAAGTGGAACGAGGAGTTCATCTTCTTCATGTGATGGCACAAGATTCTTAATTGCTCTTGCAAAATCAATTAATTGATAACGAACAAACTCATCATCAATCATACTCTTTGCCCACATTATTGCAACTCTTCTGTGTCCAGATGTTACAGGTTTGATTGAATGAATTAGTCCAGTGGGATAGATAATTGCTTTTCCTGCTTTCAATTTAAATTGATGCCAAATATCACCCAACTGAATTGCAAGTTCTCCACCTTCATATTCATCAGGATCATTCAAGAACACAGTAATACTATGATCTGTTCTTAGATTTTGAATGTCAACAGCATCAACATGTTGTTTATAGAATCCACCAGTATCATATTGTGTCATCAATGGTGGAGTAATATCATCAATAATATAGACAGATCCAAGATCTTTATTTCTTTTCAATGCAGTTTGAACCGCATCCATACAGTGTCGATACTGAGGAACGTTCGGATCTAATTGTTTTGAGTTCTTTACTTCTTTGTTGATAGCACCACTAACAACACCCTCTTTCCAAGTTGTTGTTACATCATACTGTTCATTACAGCGTCTTACCTCTGCATCGGTAAGCAAATCAATTTCATAAATCATATTATTCTTCAGATATAAACAAACTACTATCAAAATCTGGATGAATTTCTTCTGCTTTCATTAATCTGATGATGTCACGAACCTCTCTATTCACATTAACAGTGACTGTGCTTCTGGTTCTTGCATAGATCAGTGCATTAATAACTCTGTCATTTACAAAGTCTTTTGATGCATCATCATCATAATTTACCCATTGTTCAGAATCATCAGGATCCATGAATGCTGGTGCTGGTGTCATAGCATCTGCCAGCAATCCATTAGGATATCTTTCATTATACAGGTCAGGATCAATAGGAAATACATTTTCATATAAAGATTTGAGGAAATCTAAACCTGTAGGATAATTCACTGGATCAGGGATAGCAATTTGTCTAACCTTTGCTCTCCATGCAATCCAACGATCTTTCTCTCCTTCATAGGAGTCTTCAATATCAGGAAGAACTCTCCAGTCAGTAGACGCTAACAATAGTTTCTTTTCTCTCTTTCTCTTAAGATACTTTTTCTCGAAGAAAGTATACTGCTTCTCAACTGCAGAAATTTTCTCACCTACTTCAATTGTTCTAATTCTTTGAGCAACATAGAATGTTGCCAATGCAAGATCATATACTTGCTTAGCTTGTTCATCTGTACCACCAGTGAACTGGTAATCAGTCCAATAAGTAGAATTTCTCTCAAAATCATACTTTTGACGTTTTCTTTGACAAAAATATGCACCATCACTGTAATAACTGAAATACTCCATTCTGTCATCATCAGTATGCCAGAATGATTCAAGAATTTCAAAGAACTTTGCCTTCATCTCTTCAGAAAATTTGACAACTGTCAATTCTTGAAGGTTAAAGTCATCAGAACTATCTGCAGCATCAGGTGGTGCCACAGCAATATAGTCGTTCAAAAGGTCTATTTGTAAGATAGGTCTTTTGACCGTAGCAGTGGGCGTTTGTGTCATCTTAAGCTCCAGATTTGATATACCATCCCGTCAAAATATATTTATCTCCATCAAGAACTGTGTTTCCTCTATGAACGTGTGTCATTCCTGCAGGGAAAATCATTACAGTTCCAGCAGTAGGATTAAATCTTTTATGTTGATACATGAATTCAGTTTCACCACCTGCCTCAGGTGGAACATCATTCAAATAAATCATCCAGGTAAGTTCTCTTGCAGCATGTGATGCAGCAGAGTTTTCATAGTGCCATGTGTGATACCCACCGCCAGGTTTTGTTTTCTGCATTTTAATATCACTGGAGAACATTGGTACATTCTTCAATTGTCCAAATTCCAAGATATAATGCATCAGGCAAGACTTGAGAAATTGATTAACTTGATAACCAATTTTTTCATTAGTGTAGTTGATAAGGATAGAAGAATCTTTCCTCGTCATATTACTACCATATTGAACTTCTCCACGAACAGCACCACCAACATCTTGAAGGTATGTACTATCGTTATCTTTAAACATATCTTCCAGTTCTTCAATAGAAACTGAAGATGATCCTTGATCTGACATAAACTCAAACCATTGAATGAGTTCATTGCAGAATGATTTTGGTACAAATTTATCCCATACTCCAATGAAATCATCAAAGTTGGCATTTGTCATCTTACTGTCCAACATCAGTTCAAGTGGACGATAAGGTTGAACAGTAGTATTCTTTTGCATCATAACAATGATTTAGTATTAATATGCCTTAATTATATATTTGATTTTATGGAATGGTGCTACGACAGGAACTTTCTTCTCTGGATCCATAGCAACTGTTGGAATTGGTTTTGTAGAGTTATTCCATGTAAACTCTGCTTCATTCAATTCAATAGCAACATCTGCTTGGTTAAAGGTTAAAGTTGTAACATTATTGAAGTTTGGTAGACCAGAACGTTGACCACCAAAACTATTAGCATTACCATAAGAGAAGTCAAGATTAATATCTCCAACGATGTCAAGTCCAAGAAGATGACTATGACTCAAAAGAGCATTAGGACTTGCATATTCATCCACTCTAACACGACTTTCTGCTGTGTCAATAACACCAGCATCATTAGCAGTACCAGAGTTTACTTGGAAATAATTTTGTCTTGGTGACAAACCAGAAATAGGACCAGTAGGTGATGCCCAATAGTTACCAAATGTTGCCTCAGTAGAGTCACCTTCAGGACCAAGAGGTAGATAATCATCCAATGATTGAGGAGGTCCAAACGTTGCTCCAAGTTGTTGATCAAACGTAGATGCATTCAACGCATCCAATCCTCTCCAGTAACCTCTAATTCTGGATTCTGATGGTTCGTCAGGACCACGAGGTGATGGTCCTCTTTCACCACTACCTTGTGTACCATAGTATGCAGGAGTTCCCCATGGAATTACAGGATCACCACTAACATCTTCTGTCTGTCCAGTAACAATAACGTGTTCGTGAGAAGGAACAATAACAGTTTTTTCTTGTACAGGTCCAATTGTAGCATTAACTTGACCAGTAACATTAAATCCAACTTCGGTTGAAAGTAATTCAGTACCAAATGTTTTTGGTGTTCCAAGTTCAAAGAAGATTGATTCCGTACCAGTGGTTGATCCAGCAGGTGCAATAACTTGCTCAAGAGGATCAGGACCAGCAACATCAACATCGGTAACATACCACCAACCACCAGTTGATCCTGGGATTTCATATGAACCGACATTTGCTTCTAAAAATGCAGAAGATCCTCTATTACCATCTACAATACCAGCACCAGCAAGTCTTCTATTTCTATAATCAGGGACTCTAAACGTTCCTGAATATGCATTAGTAGCATCATCATATTCACCTGGAGTTCCATCAAATCCATATGAAGTTCCAATTGCATCAAACAAGAATGGATAATCTGCTGCATTATATGCTGTGCCGTCACATTCTAAGAATCCTGGGAATCTCTCCTCAAGATCACCATAACCATTGATACTTTCTTTAGTTACTGCAATAACAGTTCCAGTTGAATAACCATCAAACTTAGGTGCTCTATAGTATGTGCCAGCATTAGCAACTGGAGACCCTGCTGCCTCATATGCTGCTTCATCAAAGAATTCATTTTTATTAGAATACCAGACACCTTGATATGATGGTGGAACTGGTTTTACTGCATAGTTGAATGATCTGAATTGAAATGTTGGAGCAAGTCCTAATGTGATATTAAACTGAGTATAGTGGGATAATCCTTCAACAGGATCTGCATCAGCATTTCCTGGTTGAGGAATAGTAAATGTAACTGTTACTGGATTACCAGTATTATCTGGACTTGCGGTTCTTGGTCCAGCAACTGGTGTATCTCCATTAATAGAAATCAAAACTTGTGATCCTAATGCTTCTCCAGTTGCGGCACCACCACTATCATATGCAGCAGGTGCTGTAGCACTAATTGTAATATCAGTATTAAAATCCGTCAATCCAATAGGACCAAGAATAGCAAACCCACCAGGAGTTTGATTCTGTAAGTTTGCTGGTTGAACAAATGATGGTGTCTCGTCTGGTCCAAACCAGTTAGTAACACTCCATGGTGTAATTGGTCTGTCTCCAACATTAATTGCAAGTTGAACACTTTCTGTAGTTGGTGCAACTGATAGATCTGGATCAGCATCTACTACTAATTGAATAGTATCACCATTCTGGACTTCAATATTGGAGAATGGTCCTGTTGATCCACCATTAATTCTAACTCTTGGATTAGTTGCAGTGGTATCTGCTGCTCTAACTGTAACAGGAACTAAAAGACCATCAGTTAAACCTTGAACAAGTGCAGCATCTCCAGATGTTGGTCCAAATGATACTGTAGATGCAATGTTTGTAGTTCCTGGAACAACTTCTGTTAAATCTTGGAAAATAAAGTTATCAGGAATTCTGTCAACTCCTGCCCCAGTAAGGGTTTGCCATCCAGCAATACCAATACCGTCTCCAATATCAACAGAGAAAATTTTAGTTGTAGTTGATGTTCCTGCTGATTGTCCTCTTAACTGAACATAATCACCATTAGATACTGTTCCAGATGATGCCCATGCCGTTCCACTACTGAGAACAGCGTATTGCTGACCTCCACTAACAACATTAGTTGTAGCATTACTACTTGCAATCCTCAATTCTCCTGACTGATCAACTGCAATTGCAGCATCAGTATTCAATCCAAGAATTTGAACAATATTACTATAGATTGTAACATCAAGTTCCAATCCATTTAGAGGATTGAAAACAGGAACTGGATTTGGTTCATTTACTGGAAGAGCACCAGTAGTAATATTCCAAGACTCAGATCCAGTTCCTACGGTAACAGTAACTCTCTTAGCATCTGCTGGATTTGCAGATGCTTTAAGTCTTACCTGAATCTGGTCAAGGTTTTCTACAAACTGCTGAGTAGTAGGATAGTTACTTCCTAAAATAAATGCTGGCCATGTACCAGTAGATCCACGTCTAATTCTATATGCCCAGTCTGCTGAATCAATTACATTAGAAGAAATTGTAATTGGTGCCTGAGTTCCATCAGATAGTCCACTGATAGTAATTACTTCTTCGCCAGTTCTGAGTGGATTAAATGTTGATCCGCCACCAAAAGGAGCAGCATTTGCTCCTTCTGATGTTTCTGCATATGTATATACTTGATCAATTTCTGCAGGGTTGATATCCTGCAATTCAAAAGGATCTGGTGCAAAATCTTCCTTCTCAGTCTGGATAACCCAGAATACTGTAAGCTCACCAATTTGAACCTCGATTTGCTCAAGCGTGTCGAAAGTATCTGGTGCTTCATAGCGAAACTGAACTGTTTGTCCTTCGCTAACGTATAATGGAGTTGTACTATAATTATAGACTGGCATCTTATTATGACATTAGTTCCGCCGTTATTAGGTATTTAGGTTATTTGTCGTAGAGATTTCCAATTAGACTCAATGTCAGGATCAGTATCATCAAATCTAACTTGAATAGGTTTATCTGCCTTGATTTCCACATTGATATCAATATCGGTAATTTCAATTGGATCACTTATTATAGTATCTCTATCAGGAGATTCAACAGGATCGGCAGATGGAATTTGATCTAAACTTTCTGGAATGTTAATATTATCTGCTTGAAGATCAATATTTACATTGACAGTGTATGGTCCAATTGTCGTTTCACCAGAACAAGGATCTGTTTGCAATGCTCTAAGTGTGTATGTAATAACTGCAGGACCAGCATCATCTCCAGTAGTATCCCATGGTATATTTGACTGGAAGTTTGTTGTAATTGCTGCCCCACTATCATCTGCAGTAGTACCAGTTAATGTTCTGGTTTCTGTTTCTAAAACTCCATATGCACTCTGATATTCAATTTCAATTTCAACACCTCCACTTGCGTATCTATATTCAATGGGAATAGTAAAGTCATTACCGAAATTAGTCTGTGTTGGGAAACTGCCACTTAATTCTGGTGTTTGACAAACATTAACTGTAACAGTATCTGAGTCAGCACCACCATTACCAGATGCACTCAAAGTATAAGTTGTTGTAACTGGAGGAGATACTTGTGTTGAACTGTTAAACAACACTGATCCAATACCATTATCAATAGAAGCAGTGTCGGCATCACCAGCAACACTCCAAGATAAGGTTGTAGTTTGACCAGCAGCAATAGGATTAGGAGATGCAGTAATACTTACTCCAACTGGTTGATAAACAACAAGAGTAAAACCTGCTGTCGAAGTTCCTCCTGGGTTAGTTGCCGTTAAAGTATAAGACGTTGAAGTATTTGGATTGACTGTTGTACTTCCTGTCACACCCACTGTTCCAATACCTTGGTTAATACTAACCGACTCAATAAGAATACCAGTAACTTCCCAATTAAGAGTAGATGTACCTGGATTGATATACGATATTGGATCACCACCAAATGTAATTGTAGGTGGATCAGGAACTATAACAGTAACAGTTACTTGTGATGTACTTGTTCCTGCAGGACCAGTAGCAGTAACAGTATAAGTTGTTGTTTCTGTTGGAGTTACTGTTATATTTCCAGGACCAGCAACTGTTCCAACACCATTATCAATTGTTGCTGAAGTAAAGTCACCGAAAACGTCCCATGTAAGAACAGAACTACTTGGAGTTCCTCCTAAATTTACAGATGGAGGACTTGCAGAAATTGTAACACTGGGAGGAAAGTCAACAACGTGTTCAGCTGACCACCTCTCACCTCTATCACTAACAGTTAGAACAACATTAATTCCTGCTGCTTCACATCTTTGAAAAAAATAATCATATGATGCTCTAACAGTGTTTAACACCATTGAACCTGAAACATCTAACCACAATGCAACATATGCTCCTGGAGGTTGATTCTGCAAATTGCAAATTGCAAACCAATCAGATCTATTAGCTGTAGATCCATTATCTCTGTTAACGGAAAAAGTATTGGTGAGTGGATCATTAATAAATGATGTTGGTCTCAACAGATCAGGAAAACTTCTGCCTGGTTGTAACAACCAAAACTCACGATCAGGATATTCACCCCTAAACCATGCCCAATCATTTGCAATTGCTTGAGCACTACTGGATACACTCTGTGGATTAGGTGCAGGTGGTGGATTTGAGTTGTAGTTATTTCTTGCCTGGTTACCAATTGATTCATCAATAACCGAAATACATTGTGTTCTAGCCATTAAGTTATCTGCCTTAAAGATTTCCAGTTAGATTCTATGTCAGGATCATTTTCATCAAACCTAACTTGAATAGGTTGAGATGCTCTGATTTCAACAGGGATGTCGATATCATCTACAA